TGTGATCGAATTGACACCGACGTTATCCGCATAGAACGTGTCATCGCCTACACTCACCAATGAGCGATGCGTTAGGCAACCAAATTCCTCAATGAAGCCGTCGTCTGTCGGTGCGTGCACAGCCGGTGTGCCGGTATACACTCCCAAGTTGACAGGCAACACACCACGCTCGAACGTGACCATTAGCTTATCGCGATATGCGACCATACCAGTGATAATCGCTGAGCCAAGAGATACACGAGGACCAAGATCAACGACAACAGCATCGTTCGGAGCGGGGTCGCCAAAGTGTGTGCCACTCGTGCCCTTAGCCGAGATGTAGATGGAACTTGGTTCACTTGGAACACCTGCGATTATAGTGTATTGCGAATGTGCAATCACATACTTGCCTACAGGCGTGTTGACGTTTGATACCGTGGCAAGGTCAACCAGGAACTCGACTTCCATATAGCGTGGATTGGTTGGATCACCGCTAATGATTATCGGTTTGTCACGACCATTGACGATGATCAGATCACTATTGAATATTGTGAAGTTCACTTCAACACTACCAGCAGGCCACAAATTTGCACCTGCTTTCTGCAATGGCGTAAACGTGCCATCGCCTTTCGATCTGACAATGGCACCGCTAAACTGCACACTGATCACGTAGTCATTGAAGTAGAAGCAGTTGACGATATCACTCGTATCCGGTAGCGTAATGATAAGCTGTGTGCCTGGACGCACACTCTGTGATCCATCAATGGCACGCTCAATGTTATCCAACACCTTTGCATACTTAGGTGCCATGTTGAGGTCAGTATCAGTGACGTTCAGTCCGCCCTCGAATGAACGCACCGTGCTAATCTGCAAGTTGGATTGTGGTTGTTCACCACGTGGATTTAGGTTAGCAGATGTCTTCTTGAGATACATATTATACCCCAGGCACAGGGGTCCAGGCACCTGCGCCGTTGCAGATGTAGAACCGTGCGCCAGTTGCACCATTGATGCGTGAATACATCGATCCAGCAGGCATCGCAGCGGATGGAACAGCAGTGCCAGCAGTCCACGTTGGTCCGCCGACACCGATCTGTAATTGTGTTGAGCTAGTAAGACCTGCCTGCGCCGTAACCGCACCTTGGAGCGTGCTGGTCCCGCCCACGGTAAGCGAAGAGGCAAACCCAACCGCGCCATCCGCGTTCAGTCCACCACCTGTTATGATCAATCCACCAGTAGACGGAACGGTGAGACGGATTGTTGGTGCGCCGGTCGCATCAATCAGGTAGAAATTACCATCAGACCACGACCCAGCCCAGTAGGTGCGCGCCGATGTGTAAACCACACGGGCATTCACGCTTGCTCCGGTATTGATTGTCACGTCACCATTCAGTGTCGTGTTACCTGTCACACCAAGTGTAGTTGCAAGTTGCACGCCACCATCGATGACCGCGCCGGATGTAACACGCACGGGACCATCGAACTGTGTAGCAGCAGTAGTTCGCACACCGCCGGTTCCCCACACCGTTGGGTCGTAGTAGGTAATTCTATCTCCTGTCGTATTCCATGCGATGCTGCCGCCAGTTTTTAACCATAACGCACGCGCGGCGGCATTCCCATTCGTCGCGGACCGCAAATCGATGGCGGCGGTATTATAGGTGCCATATAGTTGCAGCATAAGATCAAAGCTGCCTGAGTTGGCGGCGAGTTGAATACCCATGTGGCACACGGGGTCTGTGTCTGTGTTCAGCCACTTGTTCAGATACATCCCAAGCATTCGGCGATTGTTCGCGCTGTCCGTCCCACCCGCCGCCATGCCGATTTCGACCGCGCTACCGTAATTATTCGCGGCGCTATCACTGTTCGTCTGATCTATGTAATTGAATAGCGCACCCCACATCTGCGGATTATTCGCGGTGCCGCCAGCGTTGTTGCGTGAGCGGACAGCCTGTCCAGAGACCGCGACGTGACCACCCTTGCCGCCCGTGCCGGTATAGGTCAACCCAGAATACAGCCCCCATATACCAGTATCATGCGCGCCGCCGACGTTGGTGTTCACAAGTGTGTTGCTGAATATCGGATCGTTGAAATTACCGCCGGTGTATTGCGTGGTCAGATAGCTTGCGAATTGTGCACCATTCGGTGTATTGGCTTGCGAAGGCGGTGTCGGTGCAATAATTATCTGAGAAGGCATTGATGCCGAAGTTGAAAGTGTCCCACCGCTTAATGGCAGGAACGGTCCACCACTACTCAATACACTAGTCCACTTCACACCATCCCAACGCCATGTCACACCAGCACCATTGAACAAATCACCAGTCGTTGGACTATTTGGGAAATCCAATGGCATTGTTATGACTCCGCTTCGTAAGTCTGGGCGTCGAGGGTGATGCTGATGCGGTCGGTGGGGTTCATGTGCCGAGCATCCCGTGCGTCTTCAGATCGGTAAGCAGTTGCGCTACCGCCGCCGCTACCTGCGGCAATGTCGATGCCCCGGTGATCGCACCCCGCACGCCGCCCGTGCTCGTGCCCCATCCATTGATACGCGGTCCGACTATCTGATTATTGCTGATCTGTAGCGCGGCGCCCGCGCCCAACAGATTAATAAGACCATTCCCCGCGAACGCCATTGCCATCGTCGAGCCACCGTAGACGCTGACGTAGTTGCCCGATGTCGCCTGCGGTAAGCCCAACCACATCGTGTTTGCGTCTATGCCAATAGCGTAATCCGCGTTTGATGAGTTGATCGTGGGATACAGCGTGATCTTTTCTCCAAGGCTTCGCGTCGGGAAAGATGGTGGTGCCGCGCCCGCCGCCGGGAACGCGACCAGCGGTGCGCTGGCATCGTTCAGGTTAACACTACCAGCGTTGACCGTGGCACTAATGCTGACCGAGAGAAGTCCAGAGAACCGAGTGTTGGACAGGTTCCATTTAGTCGAGCCGACATCCATGCTGGCATAGCCGGATACGTTCCACGCGCCTGGATTATCGAAGACCTTAGTCCAGCCGCCCGTGCCGTCACCGATAGCCAGTCGCGCGCCCTGCATCGCGCATTGCGTGACACCGGTATCCAGCTTGAATATCGAGTTGGTCGCTTGCGCATAAAAATCCACATACTCGAAACACTGAAGGTTTGGCGTGGCGTATGGCCCTGTGATCAGCACCACATCGGCAATAGAGACCGTCTCAAAGTGCATGGACAACCTGACATGGCGGTTCCCGTCACTGCCTGACTGCGTGAACAAAGCGACTGCGTTGGCTCCCGTTGTAGAACCGTAACCGCCATCAAACCGCGTTCCCGCGTTCGCCGCCAGCCAGAGACATTTGCCGCCTTGCACCTGAACTATTGGGGCAACAAACAAGTTGTCGTTGAACGACACTAAAGCATTAACGGCAAGGCTCACGGTTTGGAATGCGGATGATAAGTTGTAATGGTTAAGTCCATCCATGCGGATGCCGTCTCCGGTCGCATGACCGTTACTGATACGCAACCCGGTCCACAGTCCGGTTTCAGCACCGACATTCCATATCGCCGCCTGTGAGAATGTGCCGCTGACCGTCAGGTTCGTGACACGCCAGTCAGCGGCGTTGCCGTTGCCGGTCGTGTCTTTGATGCCGAGTTGCAGTCCGTAAGTCGCGGTGCCGCCGATGGTCAGTCCGTTGATGTGCAGGCATTGCGTCCATGTGGCATCCACGGCCGGCGTCGTGGTCGCATAACTCTGGATCGTGGCTCCGTTGGCTTCAATGCAGAACATGCCCGCGTTATATGCGCGGATGCCGGTCAAATTCACGGTGGCGTTGCAACGATAAATCCCCGGCGGCAACGATACGACAACGGTAACGCCGCTGGTAAGAACAAGCGCGGCGTGGGCAATGGCCGCGTTGATCGAGGCAGTATCATCCGTCGTGCCGTCGCCCTTGGCGCCAAAGTCCTTGACGTTAACAACTTCCGCCGCGCGATCCTGCGCCGAACGCGACACCGTTCCACCGGTCGCGGTGTAGTTGAGCGGCCCCGTCACCGTTCCGCCCGTCAGCGGCAGGAAACTCCCCTCCAACTGTGCAGCATCTATACTACTAGCACTTACCCATTGCGTACTTGT